CCAGGACCTCTTCCCAGTCCTTGCCCTGCTCGGCGCACTCGTCCTCGAGCGTCGAGATGCCCGCCTCGATCCGACCCGCGGCGGCGTCCACTTCCTTGGTCTGGTCGATGTAGCCGCGACCCGGGCCGATCCAGCGCGCCGCAGCATAGGCGTCGATCGCGTCGTAGAAATCGGGAGCGCCCGCGGGGACCGTGATGTAGCCACGGTCGAAAGCCTCCTCGAGCCACGCGACGAAGAACGGCCGCACGAGCTGGTCTTCGATCAGGCCCATCAAGGACTGCGTCTCGGCCCAGGCGTGGATCAGGGCGGCCCGAGCAGACGAATAGTTCGTCTGCGAGTAGTCCATCGACAGCTCTTCGTAGGTCACGCCGAGCGAGGCCGCGATCAGCCTGATGATGGAGCGTGTGAAGGCGTCAAAGTCGGCCGTGTCGCGAGCCGCGGTCTGCAGGTCGATCTCGTCGCCGTAGGGCAGCACCGGCAGGCGCGCCCCGGAGGCGAGGGAGACGGGGTTCTCCTCGTAGTATTCCTGCCGCCACTTCTCGAAGTCCTTGATGTTCTGGACTTCGAAGTTCTCTCCGGCCGCCGCGGGCCCCGAGTTCGACTTCATGAAGCCGACGATCAGGGCGTTGATCGTCGCGGCTTCGATCGTTGCGTCCGTGAAGCGGTCGAATCCGCGGAACATCTTGAGCGCCGCCGCGAAACGGCTGATCCCGCGCGTCTGTCCGGCCCGCTCGACCTCGAAACAATGGAAGACCTGAGGACGGCCCCACGTCGTGAAGCGGTCGAACGCCGTCCAGCGGAGGCCCGCCTTCCAGCCGCTCTCCGACGGGTGGCGTTCGCGCAGATGGTAGCGGATCGGCGCGCGCGAGCGCGGGTCGAACTCGATCCCGCCCCTGATCTGGTCGTTGTCCGCCCGGCTGCGCGGGTTGCTGAGCCGGTCGGGATCGACCAGGCGCAGGCGCGTCTTGTAGCGGGTGTCCGCCTCGTCGTCCCACTCCGCCAGGCCGAGCGCCTCGCCCTCCGCGCCGGCGATCTGGGTCGCCGCCAGGCGGAGCTGGCCGCTGAAGGTCTGCCGCCGCTCGGCGTCGCACTGGAAAGCGTGGCCGTTGGCGTAGGGGTGGAACTCGGTCTCGATCTGCGAACCGAGTTCGCGGGCCGCCTCCAGGCTGATCCCGAGCGCGCGGGCGTCAGGCCGCGACGACAGCCGCCACCCCCGGCCGACCGCGGAGTTCCGACGGCGGGACACCGCCGAGGCGGCGATCGGGCTGTTGCGGACCAGGTCGCGGGCCCGCGCCGTGGCGTTGTTGCGGTGCGGCAGCCAGTCCCGGTCGGCGGAGCGGAGAAGTGGGCCCCACTCCGCGAGGAAGGTCCCGCGCGACCCTGCGCCCTCGTAGGCGGGCCGGCCGAAGTCCGCGCCCAGGCTGACGCCCGCGCTGGCGGCGGCGCGAGCGCGCGCCACCTGCATGGCGCTGATCGGCCGGCCCGAGGCGTCGAGGAGGCGGGTCACGGGTGCGACTACGCCCTGCGCTTGTCGTCTTCGGCAGCGGCGGCGCGCGCGGCGGCCAGCGCCGTGTCGTTCCGAGCGCGCATCTCGCGAAGAGTCCCGGTTTCCATGCCGCCGAGGCGCGCTTCGAGGTCGGCCACCTTGGCCTCAAGGTCGGTGCGCTCCTCCGCCTGTCCGCGTTCCAGGCCCGACACGCGGGCGTGTAGGTCGTCGAGCTTGCCGAGCACCTCTTCCGCGTCGAGCGGGGGCTCGCCCTGCAAGAACTCCCCGACGACAGCCGCGCCAAAGCCGTCCCCGGACTTCGCCGCGGCCTGGACGGCGGCGTTCGCGTGGTCGATCCGCTTGATGAAGGACTGCGGCAGCGGCTGGTTCGGGAACTTGATCGCGGCGGCGAGTGCGCCGGCAAGCTGGCCCAGCGCGACCACGATCGCCGGAGGCTGCATGACGAGGGTCTCGCCCGGGCTCAGGTCCGGGGCGGGATCGGCAGGGCGGGCGGGCTGGGGCTTGCGGTTCATCGGTCGGCTCCGGGTCAGAGACGGAAGCCCACGGCGCCGCGCAGGCGGCGGCCGGAGGCCTTGGCTTCGAGGTCGTCGATTTGCCGCTGCAGGGCGGCCGGGTTCGGCGGCGCCATGGTCTTGCTTCGGCCGAAGCTGGAGACCTGGGTGACCGCGCCGCCGCTGTTTGCGCGGTCCAGGTCGGCGCGGAGCTTGTCCAGGCGCGCCTGCTCGTCGGGGCTCAGGGCCATCAGCGTTTTCTCCAGTCCCAGCCGCCCGCCGTCTCCAGGACGGGCGCGGGTGGCGCGGCGGGCTTCGGTGCGGAGGCCGGCGTCGGCCGGTCCCAGAGGTCCTCGAGCAGCATCTGTCCCGCCGTCCGTCGTCGGGCGAGCTCCAGCCAGTCGGGCTCGCTGCCCGGGACGCCGACGCCCTTCGAGCGGGCGAGGGCGCAGTTGTAGACCCAGAGGTCCATCTCCTCGTTGCGCCGCCGGACCCGCACCCAGGCCTCGGCTTTCTCCACCCCGGTCTTCCGGTCCTTGGTGGCGACCAAGGCCTCGGCGCTCAGCTCCTCGAAGAAGTCCTGCTCGACCCAGCCGGGCCAGACCGGCTTGGCGGGGCGGATCGCCGAGGCCTCGTGCTCCAGGCTCAGCGGGATGGCGTCGTTCAGCAGCTCGCGCTTGAGGTCCCAGGTGCCGACCCGGTAAGTCCGACACGACGCCACGGTGCCGTCTTCGCCGCGCAGCTTCTGCTTGGTCTTGCTGCGTCGGAGCGGCATCTGCCCCCAGCCGTCCGCGCCGTCGAGCGCCAGCACGCCCGCGTGCCGCTCGCAGAAGGCGTAGACGTGGAAAGTGCCGTAGCCGCTGTCGACGCCCCGGCCTTCGAGCTCCAGCCAGCCGCCGTCCTCGTGTTCGTACCGCCGGCGGAACAGCTCCGAAACTTCGGCCCAGAGCGTAGGGTCCGAAGGTGACCCCTCGATCCGGCCCTTGTCGATCGGCGTGTGCGCCGAACCGGGGCCCCAGGCGTAAACCGTCCACTGGGCCCAATCGCCGTTCAGGTCGATCGCGCAGGTTAGGAGTTCGAAGCCGCTCGGGACCTTGCCCCGGACCAGCCGGTTGTCCCGCTTGTCGAGCAGCAGCTTCACGTCCGTCTTCTGGACGGTCAGCTTGTAGGCCTGCCCCAGGATTTGCTGGGCGAACACCATCTTGACCGCTTCGGTCCCGACGGCGGCGTCTCGGTGTTCCTTGGCAATGTAGGCCCAGTCGACGGCCGATGAGACGACCTGCCACGCGTGGTAGCTCGGGCTCCGGCCGTCGCACGGCCGCTCGCGCCAGCGCTCGAGGTCGGCGGTCGGGATAGCCCAGCCCGGTGCGGGATTGTCCTCGCGCTCGGAGACGAAGGTCGGCAGCCAGACGCAGCGCCGGACCATCTCCGCCTTGTGGTGATGCTCGACGTCGGCGCCGCATCCCGGGCAGCTGAAGTGGGGCGTCTCGCCCGCGACGAGGCCGAGCATCCGCTCGTAGTCGAGCCGGAGCCAGACGCCGTCGGACTGGTCGCCGCAGTGCGGGCAGGGATGGTAGAGCCGCCGCTGGTCGCCGGCCTCGAAGTCCTCCGTGATGGGACAGCCGATCCAGTCAGGCCCGTCGTCGCCGTCCTCGCGCGGCCGGACCGTGCCCGGCGTGGAGTTGTGGAAGGTTTTTGCGCCCGCCATCTCCCAGCGGATCTGGCGCTTCCGAATCTGCGCTCGCGGGTCGCCCCGACCGCCAACCTCACGCTCCCAGTTCGGCGTCTCCTCGTAGACGACCAGGCAGAGGCTGATCATCTGCAGCGCCTTGGGCGAGCCCGCGCCGAAGAACGATCCCGAGCCGCCCGCGAAACGCTTGTAGGTGTTGGTCGAGCCTCGCTCGTCCCGGCTGGAGACCGGCCTGATCTTGCGCTTCAGCTCCGGCGTCTCGTCGACGATCGGCTGCCACTTGACCCGGTTGTACTTGAGCACCTCGTCCGTGCTCGGAAGCGCCACGCCCCACGGCCGGGGCGTGAAGGCGGAGTAGTAGAGGGTGGCCACGACGCCGATCGTCGTCTTCGCGACCTGAGCCGAGCCGAGGAATGACACGTCGCGGCAGGGATCGTCGGGGTGGAGCCGCTCCAGGGGCTCGATCAGGTACTCGAAGCCGTCCCAGGACAACGGCCCAGGCCGGTCCGTCCCGGTTTCACCCGGGATCACCACGCGTCCCGCCGCCCAGGCGCTGATCGACATGTCCGGCGTGGGCTGGGCCGCGTCGGCGAGGACGCCGAGCAGCTCCGCGGTGTCCGCCTGGACGGCCTCGGGGGCCAGGAGGGCGCTCATCAGGCCGCCTCCACGGTCTCCTCGACCAGGTCGCCGCCAGCGACGCCGTCGGGAGCGTCCTCGCCCCGGGCCGCCCGCTGCAGTTCGGCCGTCAGGGCCGCGAGCAACAGCCGATCCGACGCCTTCAGCTCCAGTTCGACCGCGCGAACGTCGTTCACGCCGGCCAACTTGCCCGCCAGCGCCCGCCGCCGACGCTCCAGCGCCTGCGTCAGGGCCACGCCGGCCGCTTCCACGGCGCCGAGCACCGCCTTCCGGCTGATCAGCTCGCCCTTGCGCTGCCCGAGCTCGATTTCTGCGAGCTCATCCTGGATTTCCCGCCGCCGCGAGCTCTGCGGAGCGGTCGCCGGGACGGCGGCCGGGGCGGGGTGCGCCTGAACGGCCGCGCCGCGCGTCTCCGCGCTGTCCAGCACGCTCAGGGAGCCCGCGCGGGCCGCCCGGAGCGCCTCGTACTCGACCTGGACCACGGCCCCGGCCGCGTTCCGCTTGACCGGCACGTCCGCGTTCTTCGCCAGGAAGCGCGAGATCGAGGATTTGTTCGCGCCCGCCCGGGCGGCGGCCTCCGTGACGGTCAGCCAGCACTCGGCCATGGCCGTTGCGCCTCCGTTGCCCGTTCCGTTGCAGGCGCAACGCCCGTTGCATCGTGTGAAACAGGGCTCACTAGAAAACGCGAGCGCCTAGAACTGCCGTATACGGCGGGAGCGCCGGGAAGGACCCGTGAAAGCCTGGAAGCGTCGGTCGCCGAGGATCGGACGGGCCACGCGCCCGCCTTCGGGGTGGCGATGGCCTCTCGGAGGCCTCGGTCACCAGGATCGGCGTGCCCGCGTCGCGAGCTCGTATTCCATCCGCCGGTCGCCCTGAACTGCCTGAGCAGTCATTGGCTGCATCTGCGTCATGATTTGCCGCTCCATGTCAAGCGGCGGCGTCCAGCGACGCCCGAGCCTGCTCGCCCACGCCAGCGCCCATTCGCTGAAGCAACCACTTCAGCCTCGCTTGCCCGTCGACGCTGCCGAGGCTCACGAATGGTCCCGCGAGCACACGCTTGCGGTCCCGCGCTCGCGCCCATCGTAGGAACGCGCCGAGCTCCAGCAGCATGGGGGTGACCATCTCCGCCACCTGCAGCCGCTGGAGGTCTCCCGCGGGCACGGTCCCGATCTCGCCCGAGACGCGCAGGAATCCGCGAACGCCATAGATCCGCACAACCGATC